CCCCCCCGGGGCTCACCACTTAAGAGTAAACCACCAGGGTTGCCAGATTTTCGGTCTCTGGAGACCATTCCTCTGCCTACGCGGGGTCGAGATTCCCGAGAACATTGAAGCAGAATTGCTCCTATGTCCGGCTGCGGCAACCCCAGCAACTATATAGCAAGACGTGGGCGGGCATATCCGTTAGGAACTGCACCTCGTCCGACCAGAAGCCACCGGGGCGGGGTTTTAAAGACCCATACTTCCAGATTTACTTAGCATCCCACCTGCACTCTTGGTACAAATAGATGTTCAGTCCCTCCTGAAGGGGGTTAACTGGCACAGGGGGGTCGTTACACCCCATGATCCACGAGTCCCGGGGAGACCATAAGACCATCGTTGCCTGAAGGTTACGTTTAACGACCATCTAGACTATTTTAAATTGTCCAGATGAACCTCGTCGTGTGAGTTTAAAGACCTCACAAGGTCGTAGGGGAGGCTAGTTAGTCTCCCCGGCGCCTCCAGCGGCAATATTGACTATCGTCCGGTACCAACCCCAGCAATTTATTGCTGCAGTGGCCGCTATGGACAAATAGTCGCTGGAGTTGGCTATAGCACTGTCCAGAGTTAGGTATGCTCTGTAAGTGCCGCCGGTCCCAATAAACAACCTTATAAAATAAGGAGTGTATGCGGGAAAAGTCTTGGAAACCCCATCCAATATGAGAGTAAAAGCGACCTCAGAGAACAACTGATATATGTACTCGGAGGTCATAGTTGCTGCCACAGAAAGGACAACAGGGGCTGTACTAGTTGATGAGTTAATACCAATTCCAACATATGTGAAACCGGAATAACTGCTTGGAACGCCAGTAGGTCCAGTAGGGGTCATTAGCTTGATGGTGTAATCCACCTTGAAAATGCTATTGGCCAGGACGGCAGAGCTAGCGTTGGTGTAGGCATATGCCACACCTTGGGAGGTCAGTCTCAGATCGCCGCTATCAGTAACAGGAGCAGCGAAATAAGAGTTATTGTCGGAGGGCGCGGTACGATAGCTAAGGGACAAGGGCCTCCAGGCTTGTCCAGCAACGGCGTTCTGGTTAGACATAAGTCTAGACAGATTGGCAGGAGAGGTAACGAAACCAATCGGGCCATCATTTGGATCCCGGTCATAATACATGAACACGAGGCCACTAACGCCAGTACCACACGCAGGTATGTAGGTGATCCTCAACTGCTGAATCTTATAAGTCTCAAACAGTGGGACCATCCTTGCGATGCGAGTCCCACCCCAAGTTGAGGGGTTAAGATCAAGCATCATCATGATCGCTCCGGCAGATGCGTTGTTAGCAACGCCAACTATCTCAGATCCTGTGACCATGACGTCGCCATTGGTCCCAGAGTTGCTCATTGCAAACCGTGTTGAGAGGCTAGCTGTTGGAGCAGTAGGCTGAGATTGTCGGGCAGTGCCCGTTCCAAGTCCTTGTTGGACTTGTTTACCTGCTCTAGAGACTTGTTTACCAGGGCTACTTGCCCGTTTAGAACTCCCATTCTTCTTGCGAGCCATAATGCTAAGGCTAAAATCACTGGTAAGATGATACAAAGTTGGGGGAGTAGTGTGTTTAAATCAATCATGCAGCTGCATAATAATCTAATTTTATGCAGGGAGATAGCTATTACAATTATAAACCTGCAAAGGAAGGTCACACCATACACCTATCCAATTATCCTACTCAGACCCAAGCCAAAGGGATTGGATCTCCCTAAGGGTGGGTATCCTCTTGCGAGTCAACTCAAGAGGGGTGTAAAAGTCATCGGTCGAAAAATCAGCCGAATAATCGACTTCAACACCCCGTGAATAGAGCCACTGGATGAAGCCCCAGATAAGGTTCCTGTTATCCAGGTCCCAATAGGACTCCACCAGTAAGGCTATAGCCCTGACCAGTGTCTGGCCTGGGCTTTGCCTTGATTGAGGCTTCAACAATGAAGCCAATATCTTGCGAGGATTTGAAGGGGTTTGGATGTACATACCGGAGAAAGGGTCAATGTGAAACCTCCCACCAAGGAAGGTTAAACCACTAAGATCCGTGGACTCGACGGCAGCTTCAGGTTTGAAGTGCACACCGCAAGACTCATAGATGGGGGCCCTCTTCTCAGCTGAGAATTGGGCGACAACCTCATCGCTCATTGAAATGAGCTCATCATCGCCATAAAGAGCGCACTTAACATGATGTTTAAAATGATCATAGTCATCAGAAACCAATCTCATGTAGCTCAGGGCGATAACTATAAAATGAGCCAAGGTGCCATCGGACGAGGTGTTGATCTCTCCGGATTTAAGGCCATGGTCGGTGGCCAAAACATAACCAAGCCCGGTAACCAACCACGAGCACATAGACTCGTGATAGTAATAGTCAATACGGGCCCGATTCTCAGGTGTTCTATCAACTTCCCTCATGGTTCCCCATCGGTACTCTTTGATTACTAACCTGAGCCAGTTGACAAGTCTGGCGTCATACTTACTCGCATCACCCTCCTCCTTGTTCTTGCATCGGTTCATTGACTGAGCCATTGCATCAGAGCCTCCAAAGAATTTCGTGAAGCCCAAATAGGAAGAGGTCTTAAAATGACAAGTTTTCAGACGTTCATTGAAGTCTTGGAACATTCTAGCAGTACAGGCCAAATAAGATATGTCAGGACCTGTTATAGATCTGACATTGTCAGAATCCAATTTAACTGCAGAAAGAAGTTCCGTTTTGACAAAATTATGCCATAAGACCTTGGTGCCGATACGATGCGCGTACTTCCAGAACGCAGCAATATCATTGAAACACTTACTCCAGGCCTCACCCTTGGTTCCGTAAAACCATTTGTAAGGGATGCCTGGTGTGGTGTTATGCTGGATGTCGACCTCCGAAAATTC